GAGGGTGTTCAAGGTCCAGAGGGTGTTCAAGGTCCAGAGGGTGTTCAAGGTCCAGAGGGTGTTCAAGGTCAAGAGGGTGTTCAAGGTCCAGAGGGTGTTCAAGGTCTTGAGGGTGTTAAAGGTCCAGAGGGTCCAGAGGGTGTTCAAGGTCCAGAGGGTCCAGAGGGTCCAGAGGGTCCAGAGGGTGTTCAAGGTCCAGAGGGTCCAGAGGGTGCAGAGGGTCCAGAGGGTGTTCAAGGTCTTGAGGGTGTTGATGGAAATCATGCTGATATTCAACAAATAACAGAAGACATAATGATGATGATGACTACTTCAATGGAAACTATAAAAACATTAATGAATAGGAAAGAATTAGATTGTATTGGAAATACAGGACCTGATTTAGACTACTCTAAAAATGAAAATAATGAAATATATAATTGTAATACTGAATTTGATTTGGATAATCATAATGAATATTTTATGGGACATAATAATAATGAATATTTAGTAGAAATAAATGAAGAGACAGAAGCAGAAATAGAATCCAATGAAAATGTTGAATTAAAAAAAAAAGAAGTTTCGGGAAACGGGGAAATAAAATCCAATCAAAATGTTGGATTAGAAGAAAATGGAAAATATTTTTCAAATGTAAATAAAAATAGATTTGATTTAGAAACAGTTGAAAAGGGAAAAAGATGGAAAATTTAGAAATGATAATATTAGTTACCAAAAGCAAGTCCACCAAGGCCAGAAGCAATTTTCAATATATTATAATTAATTAGATAAAAATGCATATCATATAACCATTCTCTTGTAATATTATTATTACCAGATATTTGTTTTTTTGCAATAGGAGTATTTTTAAGATTAATTTCCATTTCAATATTTTTTAATCTAGAAAAATTACAAGCTCCAGAAGGTTGATATTCTTCTGGTTTAATAGAAAATGAATAAAGGTATATAGGTTGATCAGGTATAAATTTATGATGTTGATAAGGTTGAATATATCTATAAAATTCTTGTCTATGTTTTTCTTGTCTTGATTGTCCATTAAATTTTATTTTACAATCTATTAATGGATTATTTCTATAAATTTCAAAATTAGATTGATTTATAAGAGGAATATCAATAGCTTTATAAAAGTTCCAACAATTTCTAAAACTTGTTATATCAGATAATGTATAAATATTATAACTAGGTGATATAGTAAAACCTAATATACTTTGAAGAGCCGATGGAGCATCATCGTGGGCTTCTCCATTTGGTCCATATCTAAACAATAATTCTTGAAATTGATCACATTGAATATTAACAGATTGTAAATTAATTTCAATATTAAATAAAATAGGATTATTAATAGAAGTTTCAACACAATCTTGCCACCAAGTATTTTGAAATTTGTATATATCATTATTTTCAATATAAGTAGGATTTGTAGTGTAATTAGACCATTGATTACGTTCATAGTTATCATCCCGATTTGCAATAAACATAATTTCCTTAATAGGATGAAATGCTTCTAATTCTATAATATTAGAACCTTGAAGACCAGTTTTTTCTATTTTAATTACTTGTTCTATTAAATATTCATGGGTAATTTCTGCAAAAACTTTTCTTTCATTATTATCTAAATATATGTAAGTAATATTTAAAATAGGTTCTAAATCCCAAGTATTATGATTAAATGTTCCAGATATAAATTGACTGATATGTTCATTTTGATTTATAGTATCGGGTTTTTTTCGATATGAGTATGAAAATATAGATAATTCTTTATTCATAGCAGCATTAGTTCTTGCAGCATTAGGTTTACCTATAAATCTATCATTATCAATATTATTTGAGAAATAATGTGATTTGCTATTATAATGATAGTATGTTTTATCAGGAGTTAAAATAGTATATAAATCTTTAACAGGTTTAAATTGTATTTCCAAATCAATATCATGATATTGTAAAGCAATTAAAGGAAGTGATAATCCAAAATTTTTAGTAAACCAAAATGCCAATGGAATATTTAAATATCTTTCAAAAATAGATGGAGGAGATTTATAAAATTTATTAATATATTTGTGATTATTATTATTTTCAAATTTATTAGAATTATATCCATAGTAATTATTATTATTTATTGATGAAATAAATGGATCATCTCCAATCATTTCACGAAAAGAATTATTATTTTTTTCATTTTTATTTAGTTGATAATATAAATCTAAATATGCTCCTTCTAAGCGTTCAATTTTACTTCCTCCAATAAATAAATCACAATAATCTATAATATTAATACCTAATTTTTGTATCCAATAAAATTGTTTATTATCATTTGAAATAATATTAGGTAATTTTAAAGTAAGATACATATTAGATAAAAGATCACCATTTCTAGGTATTTTTACTTTCAATTTAGATGATTTATCAAAAGATAAAGATTGTGGACCTTGTAGGTTAACTTCAATATTTTCCATAGCAAAATTAGTGTGTCTTCGATAAACTAATTTAAAAAATGTAATTTGAGGATTACCGTTAAGATAGTCATTTTCAGATCCATATGCTGCTAATTGTAATAAACCACCTGGCATTTAATATATATAATTATTATTATCGATAATATATTTAAATAATAATAATTTATATTTGAAAATAAGATTTAGATATAAATTAATTTAATTAATTTTTTAATAAAGGAATTATATTATAAAAAGTAAATAAAAAACTAAATATAGTTTCTGTCACAAGTATAGAAAAATCATTTTCATCAGCTAAAATACTAAATATCCAATTTCTAGGTATATATAATATATTTTGAGATGTTAATAATATTTGAATATATTTATAATTATTATTTTTGTTAGTTAAAAATAAAAAATTATTATTATATTGACTTAATTTTGAAAAATTTTTCAATTCATTTGGAATTGATAAATTTATTTTTAAATTATTTTTTGAAATAATAAATAACATATCTTTATTATGTAAAATATATTTATTAGAAAAATTTTTTTTATCAGATATAAATTTTTTTTTTATAGTTAAAGGAGAAAGATTATTAATTATATCTTTTAATTGATAATTTAAAATAACTATAGGTAAATTTTCATTATAATATTTAAATAATTTATTAGATTCTAAAAGACTATTAATTTGTAAAATTTCATATTTATTATTTTTAATTAAAAAAATCTTAAGATGAAATAATAAAATAATAACTATTAAAGAAATAATAAAAATTTTTATTTTAATCATTTAAATATAAATAAATATAATATTTAAAATGTTTATTATATAAAACCTTTTAAATATTAAAATAAACATAAAAATTATTTAAAGATAATATAATAGTATATTATATAATAAATGGCAGAAGGAAAAGCAGATAACCAAAAGAGAGTTGGTGTAGTAAAATGGTTTAGTCACAGAAAAGGATTTGGATTTCTAACTACAATTGATGATCCTAGTAATGTAGAAGATGTATTTGCACATTATTCAGCTATTAATACACAAGACAATGTATATAAAAATTTATATGAGGGAGAGTATATTGAATTTACTACAGTGAAAGACGAAAAAAACCAAACTACTGCAAGAGATATAACCGGAATAAAGGGAGGGAATCTTTTATGCCAAAATAGCACAAAGAAAATTCTTTTAGTTAATAAGAATAATGAAAATGACTCAGATGGATTTAAAAAGGTAAAAGGAGGTAGAGGTGGTAGCAAGAATGTAGGAAAAGGAAGAGGTCGTGGATATGGTGGATATGGTGGATATGGTGGATATGGAAAAGGCAAAGGTGGACGTTATCAGTCAGAGAGTGCAAATATAACTGAACAAGAAACAGAAAATACAAATAAATATTTAGTTTTAAATGATGAAAATAAATAATATAAAATTATAATAAATAATATAAAATTATAAAAAAACTTGAAACAAGAATTAAATAATAATAAAACTATTTACTCGAAATTTTGCTTTGGGTAAATGTTTTATAAATTACTAATTTATAAGTTTAAATAGTTATTAATTATAAAAATAATTTTTTACAGCATAATTATATTCTTTTTGTAATTTAAATAATTCAATTTCTATCATAGGTAATAATTTTTTAGGATAAGGAGCACCATATTTTGAGGGATTAATTAATTCATTACTTTTTATTTCAGCCGAAAATATATTAATAAATTTTATATATTTTATTAATTGTTTTCCTATACTTCTTTTAGGCTCTGCAATACTTATATAATTAATAATTTTATCATTAATTTTAATATGATTATCCTCTAAATTTTTTATAATCTCTTCAACCATTTTATCTTTTAAATAAACAGTGCTTGTTTTATCAGAATCTAAATTTAAACCACTTATCTCTCCTATTTTATTTCCTGTAATATTGCCTGGTATATTTTTGACAGAATCATCTTTATTTATATCTTCTATTACATTACTTATACTATCACTTGAATTAGATTCATAATTATGTTCTTTATTATATATATCTATTTTATCTAAATTAGAATGAGAAGTTATATATTTAGCAACATGGCTTATATTATTTTCATTATTCATTAGATAATTAATTTTAGTATCATTCATCGGTATATCTATTACAATATTATCATACGAAACTATATTTTTTTTATTTTGTAATATATCAACATTTGTTTTATTACTATAATCTATAGTGAATGATTCTAATATTTTTTTATTTTTGTAGCACTGGTGTTTAAGACAATACGATCCATATTTATTTATACAATTAATTGCTACTGGATTATTACATTTTACTAATTTATTATTTATATTTCTCATATGAATACAAAATTGGATATTATTATTAACTTTAAAATCATTCTCAATATCACTATCCGAATCTGATTCTGTAATATCAATACTTGATATATCCTTAAAAATTATTTTTGACCATAAATCAAAATCTTTTAAAAGTAGAATATATATAGGCCAATAAAAATTCTTTAATTTATCATTTAATTTTTCTAATTTTAATTTATTTCTTAATATAATAGTCTCTTTTTTGTTATAATCCCATTTATCATATAATATTTTTATTGTTAAAAATATAGGTCCAATTAAAATAGGTATTATTATTTTTTCCCATAAATCAGATGATTCCATATAATTAATTAATTTTCAAATAAATTTTAAATAAAAATATAATCTGAACATATGTTTAAAATAAATTTAAAGTTATTTTTGTTAATAATGTCTTTAAATATTCATTTTTTCAAGAGATCTTAAAAAAATGGATGGTATTATAGTTTATGCACGAATTTATCTCAATATATATTATATTATAAATATAATATTTTTAAAAAATAATTTAATTTTAAGAAATTAAATTTTTTTTTAAAAAATATTTTGTAAAAACAAAAGAATTTCTATTTGATAATTTTATCTATACATATAATTTCAAGTTGTTAAAATAATAAATTTATATAATCTCTATTTAGATATATTCTTACCTCTAATGCTTCTAGGGTTGATTTGCCGTGGGTGGGACTCTTTACATAGGTCAGAAGCGGGTGATAGAAATCAATTCTACGTGGATCATTGCAGAGGGGTGGCTTAGATTCTTAACGAGTGTCAAAGGATGGCTTCTTTTCTTCTTCTAAATTACTAGCACTATATAATTTATATATATATTTTTTAAAATATTTTATTTAAATATTTTTTTAAAATATTTTTTCCAATATTACTGTTAATAGATACTCTATTACCTGTTTTAGGATTAAATATATAGTTATATAATTGTCCTCCATTTTGATAATTTTTAAAATCAGGTTTTATAGGAGGAGTATTTCTAAATTTAGTTATTGAATTTGAACAATTACTATTACAATCAAAATAACTTACAATTTCTGATAATCCTCCTATTCTTGAATATTCTACTCCAGTATAATATCCATTACCAAATTGATTATCAAATTTGTTTTTTAATGTTAGTTTCATATTAATATATATATAAATAAATAATTATTCTATAAAATAAATATTTATATTTAACAATATCTTTAGATAAATTTATTTAAATATAAAAACTATTTAAAAATTTAATCTTAATTATAATTATAATATGAATAAAATAGAAAAATCAGTTGAAAATATTCAACAACAACAAACGGATGCTATTAAAATTTTGATTGAAGCAGTAAAACGAGGACAACAAAAAGGTTGTTATACATTAGAACAAGCAGCCCAAATATGGATTAATGGATGTTTACCCTTTTTAAAAACTGAAAATGATAATGAAATAGAAACAGATAAACAAAAACAAGATATTCAATCAAAAGGTATTAAAATATTAATTGAATTTATTAAATATGCTCAAAATTCTGGAAATGGATGTTATAGTTTAGAAGAAACACCAACTATTCTTAATGCTTGTTCTATTTTTTTACAAAAAAATAATGAAACAGAACAAAAAGAAATACAAAATACACAAGAAAAAGTTTAAATAAGAATATTCACTCAATAAGAATAATAGTATATATTATCGATAATAATGATTATTTTAGTTATTTGCTATAATATAAGCTTTAATATTGCGATATGAATTTATAAAATTTTTATTTGAAATACATTTAGGAACCCATTTATTAAAATCTTTATAATAATAACATTCTATAATATAGTGTGTTTTTTTTGTTGAAAATAAATCTCTCATAAATTTTGAACATTCAATAGTATCAATTTTTGCTATTGAAAATTTAAATAATTTATCATTTTTTACACAATATAAATTATATACATTTGGAAATTTAGTTTTAGTTACTTCAAAACTATAAGTTATATCTTTATTAATATAACTTTTATCAAAAATTCTACAATTAATATCATATTCATAATTATTCTCAATAATAAAATTTAATAATTTATCTTCATTTTTTTTAGCAATTTGTAAAGAAATATTATCATTTAAATATTCATAATTAATATTATAATTATTAGTAATTGAATTAAAATTAAATAGAAATTTTATTGTTTTTACATAATTAATATTTATAGGATGAAAATAAATACCAAGTATTCTATAATTGCAATTAGGAATAAAATTTTCAACAATATAATCTAATTCATTATAATTAAAATATCTTTTTATTTTTAGAAAACAAATATCTATTAAATCATCTTTTATATAAAATTTATTTAATATTGTATATAGTAATTTAATTCTATCTGTTAATAAATAATTTTTATAAACTAATCTTTTATAAACTAATATATCTGATATTAAAAATTGCCATTTATTATTATTATCTTTGATTAAATCACCCTTAAATAACGTATCACTAAATAAATCTTCATGAAATCTAATATTAACCAAAATTAATTTAGGAAATTTATAATTTTCATTTACTTTTGAATCTAAGAATATAGAATAATTTTCATTACCTATTTTAGTTAAATATAAATAATATAGATTACCTTGTGTAATTGTTGATACAAGATAATTATATCTCTTTAAATTTGATAATAACTTATCATTATATGTTAAAGTATTATCATTATTATTAATAATTACATTATATTTATTATATATATCTTTTAATATATCTGATTTTTCTCTATTATTTTTGATATTAAAACCTTTTCCATTACAAAAACTTATTTCAGAAATTTCCATAGTTTATCTTTAAAGTAAAAAGTAAATAATATTTAAATTTAAATCAAATTTAAATATTATTTAAATATTAATTGTTCTTATATAAAATAATTAAAAATGTATGATTTTGATAAATATATGTATACTGATATAACTAAAACAGATTTTATTGAAATTGAAAAAATAGAACCAGATCCTGATATAAGAAGATTAAAATATCCACATGTTACTCATCAAAAAAAAACAATAATGACATATGTTATAGATAATAAAAAAATAATTAGAATTTTAAAAACAAATAAATTAAAAGGTAAAAAAAATATATTACATAGAAGATTAAATTTGAAATATTTTGGAAATTCTCTTGAAAGTGATGTTGGAAATACTACACTTGATAAAAATCAGATGTTTATGCATAAAAATATAAATAAATATGATAATATTATTAATAATACAAATAATAATCCAAAAAATTTTTTTGGATTTACTAAATTTAAACATAATGAAAAAGAAATTAAAAATGAACAAAAAATTAATCCTATAAAAATAAATAAATATAATCCAAATATAATTAAAAATAATTTAGATATGAATTCTAATAATTTTTCGATAATTATTAAAAATTTTCCTAATGATATTTCATGTAATAATCTTGAACAACAATTAAAAAATATTTTTAAAGTATTTGGTCCTATATATAAAATTAAAATTTTATATGATAAATACACTAAAAAAATAAAAGATATAGCTTTTATAGATTTTTATAATACAGAAGATGCAGATAAAGTATTAAATTCTACACAAAAATTTATTATTGAATCTTCTGTCTTATTTATAGAAAAATCAAAAAAAAATTAAAAACATTTGGCGTAAGAAACATCTAAATCATCAAATGCCTCAACATTATTAAAAATTATATTTTTATTATCATCTAATTTATCACATAAATTTGTAGGAACTGGATCAAATGAATAAATATCAGTTTCATTATTAGATTTAAAAAATTTATCTATTTTTTGATCATTTGTATCTGATTTAGAAGTATTATTTTCTTGATTATCTAAAAAATGATAACTTACATCATTTTCAAAATTTAAATAATCTATTAAATCATTTTTAGCTTTATTCTCATCTAAATCATCAATTATTTCAGAATTTATCTTTTTATTATTTTTATTTGATAATAATAATAATTCATCATTATTAATAATCAAATCATTTTCATTATTCATATTGTCATTATTACTATCTTCATTATTGCTATCTTTAATTTCGCAATTTTTATTTTCTATTTTTGATTCATATATGTCTTCATTTTCCATTGGTATATCTATTTCTCCCTTTTTATCAAAAGAATATTTAAGTAATATATGTATTATTAGAATACAAAATAAATATATTAAAATAATTGAATATAAATGAAAATTCATATTTATACTATATATTTATAAATTATAATAAAAAAAAAATAAAAAAATAAAAAAAAATTTTACTATTATTTTAATCTTGATAATTTTTTTTTTATTAAACATAAATATATAAAATGTCACAAAATGAAGAAATATTAATTGATACTCTTACCATTACTATTAATCAATCTAATTTAAGTTTAAAACAAAAAGCTATATTAAATAAAATTTATATAACAATGAAAGAAGAAATAGATTCTCTTTTAAATATTTTTTCAAAAAAATGTATTAAAGAAAATACTTCTGAATTAATTAACATAGTTTTAAAAATAGTTTGTTTATGTATCAAATATCTTGAAAAAGTTAAAATTAATAAAAAACCATTAAATGGTGAAGATAAAAAATTAATATCTTTAGAATTAGGAAAAATTGTAATAAAAAATGAAATTAAAGATAATGAAATTAAAGATTTAATTTTAAGCACATATGAATTATCGGCGGAGCCTGTATTAGAAGGAATTATAGATGTTTCAAAAGAGGTAAATACTTTTATAAAAAAAAATTCTAAAAAAATATTTTTTTGTTGTAATTAGATTAATTTTATTAATTCTAGAATTTTATTACTAACTGTTTTATAATTATTAGGTTTTTTAATTATAAAAGTAATAGTATAAAAATCATTTAAACAATTTACAAATTTATTTTCTTCATTAATAGAATTTTTTAATTTTTGATTATTTATATTTAACATAAATAATCCATTTATATCTAGACTATATAATTGTGTATTAATTATATTATCATAATTATAAATAGAAATTAAACTATCATCATATTTTAATTTTTTTAATATATATATTGATAAATCATATTTATATTTAAATATTTTATTATTATCTGTTTCATATGAATAATGAATTTTATTTTTTAAATTATCTATTTCAGTAATAGAATTTTGATTTGAATATATACTTAGAGTAGCACTTTTTCCTTGATCCAAATTATAATATTCCGACAAATTTCTTAAAAAATGTTCTATTTTATCTTTATTAAATTTTATATCAAAAATTCCATTACATATTTCATAACCTATTCTTATTAATATTTGATTATTTTTATTAGCAATTGAAATATTATCTTTTAGGTATTCTTCCATTTTATAAATAATAAAAAATTAATTAATATAAATCAAATTTATTTTTAAGTATTTGAAATTTATCTTAAATAAAATTATATTTTTTTTTGTCACTTTAAATTTTTCCAAATGTATTTTCACCACTGTATGTTATATATAAAAATCCATCATTATTACAATGAATACAATAGATATTATTTATTAAAGATGTAGTATTGGGTATAGTTTTATTATCTATAAATATATATATAGCCTTTTCTTTCTCTAATTTAATTCTTTTTCGTATAACAAATAAAAATTGTCCTATCGTTAGATCACAAGGCACCAAATATTTTTTTTTATCAATATCTGGTATATTTTTACATTTTTCATCTTTTTCTATAATAATAGGAATTCTATCTGGATATTTTTTTCTTATTCTTGAAGATTCTGCATATCTTTTATCAAAAGTATGATCTAACATAAATTTATATACCATTTTGATTTATATTTTAATACAAGTTTTTTTTTTTATTAAATTTACAATAAACAATTTTTTATACTAAAACATATTATATTTTAACCTCATAATGTTTTAAATATAAATTAATAATGAAATAATTTGATTTAATT